AGGGGAGTTGTTTAGCCCCCGTGCCGCCACGGTAAATGTGTCGCTGGCGCCAAACCCATTGCCAGTCAAGGACGCAGTCAGACCTAACTGAAGGTCAAAGTTATAGCCGGTGGGAGCTAAAATGTTCTGCGTTGCCTGATTGGTCGCCACGGCAAAATCAGACTGAGCAATAGCATCAACGGATGGAGCAACCGCAACTGTAGCTGCGGTATCAACATCAACTTGGCCGCCAGACATAGCGCCAGCCGCCCACGTAGCCCCAGTAAGCGTTGCATTCCTGATTAAGACAACTTCATAGTTCCCACTAGCTGTAGGCAAGAAATTAACAATAGATGGGATGACAACAGTGCCATAATACGAAGAATTGATCCTGATTGAAACCAAAGGAGTAAACGTCAAGCCGGTATTGTTGGCGACAGATACGCCGTTGCCACTTGCTCGTGCCAGATATGGAAACGAGACCTGCTCATAGCCACCTTCAGAAATGACAGTGCCGCAAATCTGCTGCAATGTGGCAGAAGATGCGGTGGTGCCAGTAGTCAGAATCTCATACCTAAGCGGCAGAGTGGCGGTCTGCATATAGACAGTTGTTTGCGTGTTGGCGTTTTGAAAAGTGTGCGCCGTCTGAAAAACGCCATTTACAATAAACCCAACTTGAACATTGCCGACGCCAAGCCATTCAAATGACATGAACATGATCTGCGTCTTGGTCAGATCAAGCGTGATGCCGCTAGGGCCGGTGCCGTTGAACTTATCGACGTTCCAATTGGCCTGGGTGACGAATCTGGAATTGTTGACAGAGCCACTGGTGTAAGTGCGAACAACGAAAGAAACCTGCGTTCCCGCCTGCTCCAGGTAGACGCCATTGTAGGCGCTGTAGTAGCCCACGCGCTGCGTTAGGTTCGCCTGGGCGGCAGCAAAAGAGAAGGTCTGAAGCGTCAGCAGGCTCTTGCCGGGCTGGTAAGGGAAGACGCGGTAGGTCTGGGCAAGAACCTGCGAGCCTGATGTCGTCGTAACAGACAGGGCGACAGCGCTCTGATTTGCGACATAGGTTGCCGTGCCGCCTGTCGCCGTGGCAAAGCTGAATGCCGCATCGGCAGCAAACCGGCTTTGAGAGTCGAACAGCGTGAACGGTTGAGAGACGCGAAGCCGCCCGAAGGCATCAACCGTGTTGCCAGTAAACTGAGAAATCTGCGCCGTGATGGCAGACGAGGAGCCAGACCCAAGAGGCGGGAATTGGGTGATTGTCACGTCGAGCTACCCCCGGATATCGTCACAGTGACGCCGGCAGCCGACGCATACCCCTGAATCGTCGCCCCAGCCCCAATAATTTGGGTGCTTTCCCACAAAACGGTAGTGCCAGCAGGGACCGCAGTGTTGTAAAATATCGCGTTTCCTGTTCCAGCAACGCCACCAGAAGGCACAAAAAACAAATACACATTGATTGCAGAAGATGTGGTGTTGCAGATATTGATAGAGTTTACATGTGAACTTGCCCCAGAAGATGAGGTGTATAGCGTAGAAACTGATGTGGTGAGCGCAGTTTGGCAAAGCTGAACTGTGGTGATGTTATTGTAAACGCTAAGAAGATAAGACGCAAGATTATTGATGGCAATCACGCCATTCTTTTGCGTCGTCAAAATATCAGAGAGGGATGCGCTCATCAGAACTTACCATCCGGCTGGAGCCTATACCTAATGTTCCCAAGCCTCCAGAAGCTATCAATGTCGCTGCTGGCGATACCAATTGAGATAAGGCGCCCACGGAACCTAGCGTTAAAATACTCAGTTGCCTGAGTTACGGTATATGGGCCATACGCCGTTGGCGTATTGCCTGGATAGTCAGTGACATAGAAAGTAATCTGCACATTTGCGCTAGGGGTTTGGTTGTAATAACCCCACTTCATGTCAGGCCAAACAAGATCAACGAAAGACTTTAAGTCGCCATCTTGCATGGCAAAGTAGCCAGTCTGGAAGCTAGACGACATAGGTTGGCCATCAGCGTTTGGAGAAACCTCATGCTGATAGATGATGTTTGATGAGCTAGAACCGATTGGAGGACCAAAAACGGACTGATTGATCCAAGCAGTCCTGTCTAGGGTTCCAAAGTCCCAACCCCGCGTGTTGATGTTATACTTTACGTAGTTGGTGTTTTCGCCACCATTGGCGGTGGGATAATACCAAGTAACTTCGCCAAACTGAGAGTTTGCAGCAATCCTGATTTTCTTGATAGTGTCGCTATTTAGGTTGTTGATTGTCTGAAAGACAACATCCCAGATAGGGCAATAGATGGGCATAACGCCTTCGCCAGACAGCATGAAAAACTGCGTCTGGCTCATCCAATATACAATGCCGTTCATGGATGCGGCAGCCTTCGGTGCAATCAGACCACACCCTGTTCCAATCTCATTGAAGCTGTAGATGAACGGCTGACCGACATACTGCATCGCCCACACGGCAAGGTCAGTCCAAAGCAGGCCCTGCTGGGGGCCTTGGATGCCGCCGACAATCAGGGAGCCGCGAGGGATGCGGTAGGAGCCAGCCTGATTGGTGGACTGAGCGATCCACACAGATAGGTTGCCTACGTCACACCAGCGCACCAGCATCGGGTCTTGGATGCCGTTGAAGGTCGACCCCCAGGCAATGATCTGCTGCTCTGGCATGGCCACGAAGGCGCCAGAGTTGGCCGCCGGAGCTTGAGGAATGACAGTGGCGATAGGCGATGAGACCGTAGGATTCCAAATGTAGATCGGGCCACCGTAGGGGCACGAGACAAGAATGCTGCCCCAATTGTCGAGCGTCCAATCGGTTGCAGTGATGGGTGTGCCAACGGCAGCAACCGGCGGGACACCCGTTCCCCAGCCGCCATCACCCCATCCACCAGCGCCCCAGCCAACGCCAGCCGCCGGAGTCCCAATACCAACATAATACAGATAAGAAGCATTACCACCATTAAGGTAGCCTGTGGTGGTGGATGTAGAAGAAGAAGAAGTTTGGATGGTAAATACGCTAGTAGAAGTTACAGCGGTAACCGTGTAGTTGCCAGAAAAAGTAATGCCACCAACGGTTGTGGGAGTAAGAACGGGAAATGTGGAGCCAATGGAATAACCATGATTGGCGAGCGTCACCGATACGGTAGACGAACCGCTAACCACAGAAAATTGAGGCAACACAGCAGTTGAAGACGTTGTTGTGGCAAGCTTAGGGTTGCCAAGTGCGTCGGTAGCAATAATAGTATAGTTATTTGCATCAAATGCGTAGCACTGATACAAACCAAAAAGAACAAGATTGCTGACGCTTATCTGCGTTTTGATAAAAACAGTATTATAGCTAGTCACATTTGAAGATGGGTCGTTGATGTTTACAACGCTACTTCCAGCAACAGTGGATGCAGGATAGGTGGCAATGGCAGGACTATCGGAAAATGTCCTGGGCGTGATGTTGGTGAGGGCGTTGCTAAGGATCGTATTTAAAGATGACGTGCATCCAACACCAAGATACTTGTTGCTGTTTACGTCAGCCCAAGCCAAAAGCGCACGCACAGTGCTATCCATGGCCGTAGGATAGAACTTTTCCCAGCCACCTAATTTTTGAGGCAGGGCAACACCCTTGTCGTCAACCATAAACCGAATAAGCTGAGACTCTGAGATGCCAGCCTCATTCAGCGCCGGAGTGCGGTTCTGATTGACGGTCGGGAGAAGCTTCAGGGATGCGTGCGGCATACCTTACCTCCCTGGTGTGGCTACAACGGCCGGGCTCATCGAAGACCACCCGCCAGCCTGGAACTTCTTTCGGAACTCCTCAACCGTCGCGCTCTTGACGAGAGCCTGATACTGGCTTTCGTAAGACACGGCCATGGACGGATCGTCGCTTTGACGACCAAAATTCCTCTGATACGCAGAGATATACACCATGCTGGCCATAATAAACAAACTTGGCAGATTTTGACTAATAAATGTCGTGGAGACAGTAGCCGAGAGCGAAGGCGGGCGATACGTCCCAATAATCTCCAAAGTATATGGGCCATCAGGAAATGGCGCGATCAGAAAAGTATTAAGTGTCTGGGTTGTCGGCGTTGTGCCTGTGCTACTCTGGCTTTGAGGCGCAAAGTAGCTGGGCGTAGCCGTGTAGGTTGCACTTGGATAATTGATGTTGATAAACTCTTTTGTCGTCGGCAGCAGGGGGACGCGCGTCCCGGAGTCAGGCAGGACAGTCCCGTAGGGAGTGATGGCGTTGATTTCCTGGACGGTCACAAACTGAGGGAACGTCACCGACCGGGTTCCAGTCGGGATCGTCTGCGTAGCCGTCGTCACGGTCGCCAGGAGGTCTAAGTCCCTGTAAATCCTCAATTCGGCATAATCAATCATCGCCGGCAGGATGGCCAGGAAGTTGGGATCAGTCGGGGAGACGACAGCCATCTCAGCGATCTGGGTTTGATAGCTCGAATAAGTCAAGCCGGTCGTCATCTACTAAACCCCGATCACGTCAGCGCGCCGATTGTGCGCATATTTACTCGATAACTTCAAGGGTCCGATCATTGCTTACCGCGACAGAGGCGCGGACTGTCCTGTTTTGAATGATGCAGCCATTGCTGGCTGTATGGTTCATAGACGTGTTATCGCCATGGATTAGAAAACCATCGCGACCAAAAGTGTTTGTCCCCTTCATGGGCGTAAGCCGCATTGTCATAGGGCCTGCCTTGGGATGCGTGAATGCAACGCCAATTCTATAAAGGCCACGAGGAATGGGGCCAATGTTGGGGATATTCTGGGCGGCAGGATTGTTGACACCATCACCAAAACCAGCATATCCAGAGCCAACAATCTTATCGTTATAAGACAAGCTGCCGGTCTTTTGCGAATATTTCCACGTCATTTGGATACCCCCTTGACCTTCTCGATGGTGCGAGATGCGCTATAACCAAGGAAACAGAACCCAAACATCTGCCACATAGTCTCAGGAATGGCCGCAAGCCACTTTTGAAGACCAATCGCAATCAGGTCAGCATGCTTAGGGGTAATGCCATACAGAATGCCCATAGGGATGCTGCCAAGCATAAGGATATACATGACATACATGAAGCTAGGGCGCGCACGAGAAGTCCACTTATCAGAGGAATTAGCCTCCGCAAGCATGACGCTCATCTGCTGCTGAAGGGCTGATAGAGCCGCGTCGGCATTTGCCTTGATAATCATAGCCTGCGCGGCGGCCTCATCCGTAGGATTTGGCCAAATCTTATTGATGGCGCTATCAATCAGTTTTGAAGCATTAGAGATGGCGTCATCAATGCCAATAGCCATCACTTATCCGCCTTTCTTTGTTCAAGGGCATCTAACTTATCAAAAATCTTAGAACACAACTCCTTAATCTCTTTAAGGGAGTCGGAATACTCTTCCTTTGGCACATACTTTGATGGCAAGTCAATCTCAATCTGATGAATATCCTTTTGAAGCTGCTTCACAGCACCCCACAACTCCCTAGCAAACCAGCCAAGGGCAGATAGGATGGCTCCGCCCGCAAGGTTGATTATGGATTGAGTGTCCACTTAATACTCCACCACAATTACAATGCCAGTAGCACCAGCACCGCCATTGCCGCCGGCAACAGACCCAGCGCCACCGCCACCACCTCCGCCACCGTATGAACCGCCAACGCCACCTGCGCCGCCGGTTGTGCCTGCCGCTCCGCCAGCGCCGCCAGAACCCAGAGGGCCGTTTGAAGCTAAGGCAAAAAGTGCTGTAAGCCCTGGAGAGCTTCCGCCCAAGCCAGCGCCTCCAGGCGCAACGCCGCCAGCTGCGGAGTTATTACCTGCATAAGAAACGTTGAAACCGCTACCGCCGCCGTTTTGCGCAACAGTTGCGTTGAAGCCGCCTCCGCCACCGCCACCACCTGCTGAGTTTGGGGAAAACCCGGCCGCGCCAGGAACGCCTGTGGCGCTGCTTCCAGCGCCGCCACAGGCGCCTCCAACAAAATTTACGCCACCGCCGGGATTAGCGCTGCCAGAGCCTGTCCCCCCTGCGTTGCCAAAAACTGCGCCGCCGCCACCCGTTGTTGTGCCCACGGCACCTTGAAAATTTCGGCCTGGAGGTGGTCCAGCACCACCGCCACTTGTAGCGCTAAGAGAACCAGGGCCGCCTCCTCCGCCGCCACCGCCCGCCATTAAAGTGCCAAAAGAAGAAACGCCACCGCTGCCGCCCGTCGTGGACCCTGAAGTGCCTCCGGTGCCGCCAGCGCCCACAGTTATAGCAACAGAACTTGCAATAAGAGATGCATCAAGCTGGCGATAATCATATGAACCGCTACCGCCGCCGCCGCCACCTGACCCACTACCTGGGGTATAAGTGCCTCCAAAGCCGCCACCACCACCAGCGCCTACTACAAAAACAGAAATAATTTTTGTATTTGCGTTCTTTGTCCAAGTTCCGCTGCTGGTAAACGTGGTAATGATCGGCGCAATAGCCAAAGTGCCAGAAGTAGGCAAAGTGACATTGGTAGACCCTGTAAGAGTCAGAGTCCCGGAGAAAGCTCCAACCGTAGCCAGCGTCCCGCCATCAGCAATAGATAACGTGGCAGACGTAGCAGGCGCCGTAATCGTGACCTTATTGACTGACGTAGCGGTTGCAGCGCCAATATTAGGAGTCGTCAGGGATGGGCTTGTCGAAAGAACGACAGAGCCAGCCGTGCCGGTTGTCCCCAAATTGGCAAGAACGCCAGAATTATTGTAAAGAAAATACCCGCTGGTGCCGCCAGAAATTGTCGTAGAACCAACGGTCAAAAAACTAGCCAGAGTTGCCGTCCCGCCCAACGCAACAGTCGTGCCGTTTAACACCATAGTGCTGTTGGCCAGAGACGAATTGGCGACTGGCGCAAATCCGACACCCAAAGACCCAGAAGTCAGCGCACCAACGCCAGTGATGCCAGAGTAGGCGCCGGAAAGGCGAGGGGATGGCAGCGTGCCTGTGCTGATGTTGGCTGCGTTCGTCGTGTCAATTGTAGCGCTGGCGGCAAGCCCTGAAACGTCCCCCGCCGTCACGATGGCATTACCCAAGACACCGGAGTTGTTGTAAAGAAAGCTGCCGCTGCTGCCGCTCAGGACCGTCGTGGAGCCTATGGTGAGGGCGCTAGGACCAGCAGGCCCCGTATCTCCTTTGGGGCCAGCAGGTCCAGTAGGGCCGGGGTAGTAGGTGCTGGTGTATTGAGCGATCTTGGACACAGTCGTCTGCACAGATGTGCCAGACTGGACAGCCTCCAGGGCCTCAGTGCCGTTAAGAGCCGTTGCTACCGGGAGGTTGGGGATTTGGACATTGCTCACGATAGAGACCCCGTCTTAGGCACCGACGTATTATCATACGGAAGGCCCGGATTGCTATTCCCAGGTGCATTAGGGTCCGTGCCCGGCTGGGTATTCGTGCCCCCAGGCGCCTCGCCAGTCTGCTGCGTCACCCGGTTACCATCAGACTGAGTGACGCGGTTGTTGCCGCCGATGATGGGCAGGCCGGTCGTAGGATCGACGCTATTCTGGCCAGAGGTCGCGCGATTGTTGGTCTCCGCATTGACAAAATACTCAATGCGAGGATTCTGAATCGGCACAGGATCGGCAGGAATGACAATAGCACGCAACTGCTGCTGCGGCTCATCGTAGCAGGAATTGCACACAAGCATTCGCCTGTTTACAAGCGACGCACCGGACCAATCAAACTGCCACTTTAGATTTACGTGGTTGTATCTAAAACCGCATCGGTCGCAAATAGCATGCGCCTGCGGGGAGCTTGCGCTAGTCCTGGCCCTACCTGATCGAGACGCATACGCCATTAGACCTGTTCCAATTTTGCTTTGCGGCGGGCTTCTTCTCTCTTTACAGCGGCGACCCTCATGCGATCAA